CAGCAGCAGAAGCGGGCGATGAGAACGCCATAAATCCTGCACCTGTAGGACAGTCACCACATGGACAAGGTTGGGCAGTTGACATTGATTACTATTCAAAAGCAAATGAGTGGGTAAGAAATAACGGTAAGAAATATGGTTTCCAGTGGCAGGGTGAACATGATCCAGTTCATTTTGACTTTTATAACAATGAACCAAATGATAAGTGGTTAAGACCTGGTAAAAATAAATGGATTCCTAATCTCGATGACCCAGTTGGTAAACCATCATCGGGTTCTACGTCTCCTGCTCAAGGTGGCGGTGGTCAAGGTGTAAGTGCACCTAGCACAAGTTCTTCCAAAGAAACTCTAAATAGTGCACCAGTCACGCAAGGTAATCAAGACAGCACTGGTAAAGCTGTTGGATTACCAGTAGTTGTTCCTGCACCTCCTCCAAAGGTAATCTATGTTCCATCTAGTGTGGGTACAGGTAAGGAAAAACATGACTATATTAAAAAACAAGTATCTATTATAGATCCTATGGGTAAAGGTTCTACCTACAAAGTGGTAACGGTGTATTGATATGAAAATGCCTAAATCCATGTCTAAAATAGGAGAATCTTTCTCCAAGTTCATCGGCAACTCGAATGCAGTCAAGAGGGCGATGAATATCCCTGCGTCTGAACAAACTGTTGATGTCAAAGCTACAAGTTTGGGTACAGAACCTATAGTAAAACCAAAGGCAACACCAAAACAAAATCTTGTACCAGATCCAAAGACAACTGGAGCTATTACTAAAAAGAGAAGAGGAAGACCAAAGAAGTTTAAGACACTTGCAGAGGTTCAAGCAGATATAGATTCAAGAAATCCAACCTATAGGAGTCCTGTTACAGGAGGTTTATTGCCAGGCACAGGACCTAAAGTATCTGCGTTAGATAAGGTAGGACTAGGCAAAGATGATGTCAAAGACAAGGTTAACAAAGATATAAAAGATGAGTTTGAAATAGATCCTAAAATGAAAAAGGCATTTGGCGAAGCATTAGCATTGCCCGCCAAGTCTGCTGCTGTTGCACTTATAGATCTATTAGAAAAGATTCCTGCACCAAGTAAGGAAGCATCTAAGATATTGAATAGAAACATATCTAAGATAACCAACTCATTTAAGTTAGGTGCTGCTAGTGCTGAAGTTGCTAATGATGAAGAAGACAATGATAGTAAAGAGAGTGGTGACAAACCGAGTTTGATTGGTGCGTTAATAAGTAAAGCAGTTAATTTTGTTACAGGTAAATCTAGTGGTGGTGGAGACTCAGGAGGTGGTGATGCACCACAGTTGAGTGCTGCTCCTTCACAACCAATGTTGCCAGGTGCAGCTGGAGATCCATCCTACGGAAGACGTGCACCATATACAGGAACTGCTGATGGCATAGGTCTTGGTGACGGTACTGAAGGTAGCAGAGCAATGCAACCAATTAAGAAACGTAAGTCAATGGCAAGCAAGTTGTTTGGTATGACACCTATGGGCATGGCATTTAATGCGGGTAAGGGATTACTTAAGGGTGCAAAAGGATTAACTGGTAAGATGGGTAAAGATGGACTAGGTGGTATGGCAAAGAAAGCATTTGGCATGACACCCATGGGTCTCGGTTTGAAACTTGGTATGAAAGCATTCGGTAGTGTTAAAAATATATTTGCACCAAATACTGAACAGACAACTAATCTAACTGAACTTACTGATAAAACTATAAAAGAGAATAGAGAAAGTGCAGATGCCAAAACACAAAAGCAAGTAGATCTTGCTGCAGGAACTGGTGCTGCAATGGCTAACTCAGCTCAGAGTCAACCTCCATATCAACAAGAGGGTGGAGAACTTGCTCAACCAAATATTCAAGAGTCACCATACATTGACGTCTACAACACAACTTCGCAATTCTAATGTCAGTCAATACACAGTCAAATTTTCAATTAATTAGATTCCTCATTGCGGACTATCCTCCAATAGGTGTGAATCAGGTACTTTATGTCAAGTATACTGAGGATATACAGTCTGCTACCATGAAAATGGAAGTTCAACTCACTGATAGTGAGACGGGTTTCTTATCCATGTTAACGGGTATGGAAAATGTATTCTTGCAAATTGGTGACAGTGAAGGTAAGACTGAAATTGGTGGAGACTTTGTAATATATGATATACAAGATAGAAGAAACATAGGTGGTAAATCATCTGCAGTATTGATGCTATGTAAAGCAGACTTTTTAAACAACGCTGCCAACAAAGTGTCACGTAGATTTGGTAAAGGTCAAGGTAAAAAGATACATGATATCGTTAAGAAAGAAATATTACAAGATCTATTAGGTGTGCAGGAAGAGAAATTAGTTAATTTTGAACCATGTGTTAATAATTTTTCATTCGTATCACCATATTGGAATCCATTTACTGCAATAAGATGGTTGGGTTCAAAAGCAATACCCGCGTCAAAAGGTAGTGGTGCAGCTGCAACTGCAGGATATGCTTTTTATGAGACAAGATCTGGATATAATTTTGTTTCATATGATTCATTTACTAGACAACAACCAGTTACAAGAATGGTTGTGGGGCATGAGGGAGAGGAGTTAGAAGAGGAAAGTGATAAGTCAATCACTCCTCTTGATAAGATTACTATTGAATCATCAGTTGATTTACTCAAGGGTTTAAACTTAGGTTCTTACTCTAGTAATGTGATGACAATAGACTTAAAGGATATGAAATTTACAGAACATCCTTTCAACATCAATAAATATTATCAAGATGTTTTTACTATGAATTATGGTGGCACTCCAGAATTTTACAGTGGATTTGACAATAACCTGACATATACTAGAATTATGTCTAAGGTCACAGACTCTGCATTATTTACTGAGGGTACATATACACAAGGATTTACAAAGCAACTCTCACAATCTAGTTTGAGGGAAAAATTATTTTACAGTAAAAAAGTCATAGTAGAATTTGTAGCAGATTATTCTTTAGAAATAGGTGAAGTTGTGCAGTTAGATATTTACAAGGGTAGTAGAGACAGAGAACAGGATTATGCAAATTCTGGTAGATATGTTATTGGTAGAGTTGAGAGAACATTTAGAAGTAGTCAAGATAAAATGATATCTAGACTTACACTATTCACTGATTCGGACGGTCAAAGACCATGAATGCAAACTTAGCTAATTTTATAGGGAAAGAAGGATTTAACTGGTGGATCGGTCAGGTAGAGAATGATGGTGAGAAATATTGGAACGCTGAAATCAGTGCATTAGATTATACTGATTTTGATTGGACTAACAAAGTAAAGGTTAGGATAATAGGATACCACAACCCAAATAGAAAGGATCTACCCACAAAGGATTTACCATGGGCACAAGTATTGATGCCCCCAGTATACGCCATGCGATCTGGTATGGGATCAATTCATCAACTACAACTGAATGCTTGGGTAGTTGGTTTCTTCATGGATGGTGAGTCAGCACAAATTCCTATTGTTATGGGAAGTATTGGTGATGAAAATCCTAGTGGTGGTTATGGTGTAGAAACTGGTAAAGAACAAGGATTCGCACAGTTAGCAGCTGCAGACTACAATTTTCCTGATCATAATGGTGATGGTAGTTCTTCTCCAAACACAGCTAATACAGTTGAAGTAGATGAAGAGACTGGAGTAGACAAAGCACCAACTAATAATGAAGGACACACAACTGAAGACGGGACTGATAGTAAAAATGAACGGGGTGCAGCAGAGACTGAGAGTCAGAAACAACAGTTAGCAACTGAAAAGCAAAAGGTAACAGTACAAGTAGGTAATGGTAAATGTGGATCTGAAACTGCTACTAAACTTGAAGCACCTCTTGCTGAGTTTATGAAGTTTGCTCGTGGTATAGAGAAAAACGAAATAGATCAATTTGTTAATAAGTTAGATGGTGCAGTTGTTGATCTAGACTATGAAATTAATTTAGTTCAACAACGTATACAAAAGAAACTTACTGGTTTGACTGCTAACATCAAAGGCGTAGTCATGGAGGAGACTAATAAACTTGTTCAAGATGGTTTGAATAGTCTTAGCATTCCAGATCCAGAGTTAGATGTTGCAGTTAAAGATGAATTGAAAAATGTTGGAGATCTTGTATCATGTTTGTTCAAGCAATTAATAGGTGAACTTGGTGACTTTATAAAAGGCATGCTCAAAGATCTTGTAGAAAATGTTCTAGACACTGCATTATGTCTTGTTCAAAATATTCTTGGTGACATCATGAAGAAACTCATGGATAGTATCACTGGTGCATTAGGCATATTAAAAGGTATCACAGGTGCCATCAAGGGATCAGCACAAAAGATTCAAAACTTACTTAACAAAGTCGGTGAGTTTATAGATTTATTTTGTGATGGTGCATTATCATGTGCTATTGGTGCATCTGTATTTGAAACTGGCATTGGTGCAAAACCAAAAGGTAATGATGCTACACAGAAACAGATAGATCAATATGCAGTTAAACCACCAAATTCTGTATCAATAGTAGGTAACGGTAAACCTAAGAATGGATTTGTACCTGCTGTAGATCGTAATGGAATTAAGAAAATATTTAACACTGCTACTGGAACATTAGTTGATCTCGATAGTGCAGCTGGTGCATTGACTGGTCTAACAGAAAAAGCATTTGACACACGAGGACCTCTAGAGAAGTTTGAGGGTCTCAACTTCTATGATTCTTCGGGCAATATTGCAACAGCAGCAGTCAATTGTGCTAATAGTATCTTAAACAAGAAACCATGCTTCCCTGAAATGGTATGGGATAACTTAAAGTCAACAAGTCCTATAAAAGCACTACCTATAGTAGATGATATAGGACAAATCCTTGGTGTTCTTATGCAGAAGAAGGGATCGGGCGTGAACTTAGAAGCATCAGTCAAAGCACAGTTTACATGTAATGAACCAGAGGGAGGCGGTGCTGTATTTAAACCAAATATTGTAGATGGTAAGGTAGATTCAGTAGAAGTCATAAATCCTGGTATAGGATATGGATTTGATCCTGCAGACACATTCTGTCCTAAAGAACAATATGGAATTTTATTAGACAAAGTAGGATTACAGCAACATGTAAATGATGGTGATTATATCGAGCAAATAACCACAGGCAATCCTGATATACTACAGGTAGTTGATGTAGATTATGATGAGGAACATATATTATTTGCAACTATAGACCCTGCATTTAATTCATTGCTAACAGTAGGTTTACCAGTAAGAACGAAGTCTGGACATGAGTTTATATTAAACTTCAACAATAAATTCCCAACACTAGTAATACCACAAGAAGCAAAAGCATTGTATGCTAATTGTAGTGATATTATTCCTAAAGTTGATGATGTTACTATTAGGAACGTTGGATCTAATTATGTAAACCCTGTCATCACAATTGGAACAGGTACAAAGAAGAAGGAGATAGGAGACTTTACTACGGATTCTAAGGGTAGACTGATCAAAGCAAATCTAACAGAAGCAATATTGGGTTTTGTCAAACCTGTTGTAGAAGATAAAGGAACAGACTCAGTAGCACCTACTGGAACTGGTGCATCATTGAGTGTCGTGTATACATTTACAAGTCCTAGACAGATTAAAGAGAATAATGTCTTACCACTCACACAATATATTGACTGCGTAGGTCATCCTATGATAAAATCTGCTATAGAGGACGAAGAAACAGGTCTAGTTGATACTGCATTTAATTTAGTAAATAGTCAAGACACATCAACTACAACTGATAGCACAACTACTACGGTATCAAGTCCGACACCAAGTGCTCCTGTATCTACTCCAATTACGCCTAGTACACCAAGTGCACCTTCTGCTCCATCGACTCCCTCAGCACCAAGTGCTCCATCTGCTCCATCTGCTCCAAGTGCACCAAGTGCTCCTAGTTCACCATATGGAGGAGGATACTAATGGCATTTAATTTATTTACAGGTGGAACAGCTGTTGCCAATCTTCTACCTAAAATAAGGATAAGATATCCTAGAAACTGGGTTCAGTCAACATCTGCGGGTCATATGTTCGAGATGAACAATACCAAGGATGGAGAATACATACGTTTGCTCAATGCAAATGGCAATTTTTTGAATATAGATGAGAAACAAAACAACAACTTAGTTTCTTATAATGATACATATATCTTATCAGACCATAATCTTGTTATAAAAGTCGGTAAGGACGTAAATTCTGACCGAATGGCACTGCATATTATTGGTGATGTTAATTTATATGTTGAAGGAGATATGCACAGTGAGGTCGAAGGTGACCGTTTTGATAGAGTGAATGGTAATTACCAGATGCAAGTCGGTGGTGTATGCACCATTCAATCAGATGAGAACATGGCAATACAAGCCAAGAATCAAATGAAGTTGAAATCCAATGCCTACACAAACAAGACAACGTTCTTGGAAAATGATTTGAGTGAAGGCGGTTCTGTAAAAGAGAACGTAGCGGGTAATTATGAAGTCAAAATACAAAAATCAACATCTACATTCTCTGTCAACAGTGACGGAGACATCCGCACAAGAGCTGCAGGATGCAGATATGAAAAAGTTGATG